TTGGCAGTCTTGATAAAGGTAGAGATATGACCAGCTTGGTTCATCTTAGCAATGATAGGTGATTTGATATCAGCGATTAGGTTAGACAACTCAAACACCTTAGCGATCTGGTCTTGCTCGTGGTTAGCGAAATAAGCTAGAATCTTCTTACGCTTCTCTTCACCAGCAGACTTACCCTTCTCGGTTTTCTTAGTGTCGATATCTTTCTGGAAACGCTCATAGATCCAATGGAACAATCCTTGTACGTGCACCTTGGCGTTTTGAATGCGCTCACCAGCACGAACCTTTGAGTTGTTGTATGTTTTAACAAGCATAAGCAAGTCAGGATCTTTAGAGATACCGTTGATTGTCTCTGCTTTGATCTGCTGGAATAAAGTACCAGCACGAGATAACATATCAGTTACAGCTTTGGTTTCAGCAGCTGTAAATGTGGCAGTACCAGAATAGTCTTTGTAGTTGGCATCGTCCATCCAAACAGAAGGAACATGCTTTAGTTGAGAAGCAATTGGCTTACCAAAAGAAGCAGTCATAGTTTCGAATGAATCGCCAGAATAAGTTGTGTGCCAAACTACACCAATCTTGGCAGCTTTAACCTTTCGGGCAAGTTCACTATCTGCTGGAACTGCATACACGATTGTGTTTGGGTGAAACGTAATATAGTCTACGTCTTCAATCTTTTCTTTCTTTAGGTCACGGCTAGTGAACATCAAATCACCTTGGTAAACACCTTTAGTGATTCCTAGCTTCTTGAACTCAGTAAGAGCAATCTTTAGCTTGTCAGCTAGATCTCCTTGAGTGTCAAGCTCAATGTCCTTATGTGTCTTATAGACTTTTGGTTCTTTATTGAACACGCCCTTCTTGGCAACAAAGAACTTACCATCACGTGGGTCAATACCAGCAAAGATAGCAGGAGCACCGTCCCATTTAACAGTGGCAGTTAGCTTAGTTGAAGAGTGACCAGCAAGCATATCACGCAAGTCACGCAGGAAGTTGATAGCCTTACGAGTACCTTCAACACCTTCGTTGAATACTAGATCTTCAACGTGCTCCATGTGCACGATCTGTTCAGCTTCTGTGATGAATGTCTTTAGTGTTTTCATTTCTTAATCTTAAGGATAACTAGACCACCACGAGTAGCCATTAGTTTATGAGGATAGATGGCAACACGTGCGCCATTATAACGCTTGCCTTTATATGTAAAGCCACGACCAGCACGGAAGGTTGCACCGAATACAGGTAGGTAACCACCCTTGAAGTGAGACAGATCGCCAGAAAGACTCATGTGGCTGCTGAAAGATAGTTCAACAACCTTACCTGTGTTCTTAAATACGGGTTTACCTTGACCAATGAGTTGAGTGTGCTGAAGTGAAAATGCACGACCATAGTCTGGTCCATAGATGGACATGTTGGCGAGTTCATCATCGTTGAACTCGCCCATGACTGGCATTGGTAGTTGGTCACCATCACCGATGATTTTACCAACTTCAGCAAGAAACTTTTGGACTAATTTGTGATTGTAGATGTGCTCACCAGCTTGCTCAGATAGACCACCGTACTGCTGGAATGCTTCTGGTCCACCTTCTTTCTTGTGAGAGATATAGATTGATCCAGCAGCAGTTGGATTCTTTTTATCTTTACACAAGATGATGTCAGCTTTTGGGTCACCTTTGACACCAGCTTTAGCTTTGATTGGGGAGTCTACCTTGACAGCAAATGCGATGTCTTTATAGGTCTTTGAATCACCCTTTAGCTTGATGTCGATCTTACCACCAGCTTCTAGGATGTATGCGTTGATAGCATCAACGACTTCGTCTTCGTATTGAGTACCGTTACCGCCAGTTGGCTTACGGATTGTATTGATTGGGATGAAACCTTTGACTGTGCCAATCTGGACTGCAGCCATTTTCATCTTACCGAACTCATGCATCTTGGTATCGGTAATCTTGATCTTGGTACCAGCTTTGAACTCTTTGGTTCCAGCTACTAGGTTAGTGCCCTTCTTTGTATATACGACTGTGCTTTTGCCTTTCTCGATTTCAAAATCGACTTCAGCAAAACGCTTATTCTCTGTAACGTATTTTACGAAGGACAGTCTTCCGTCTGTCGCTTTACTTCCCAAGTCAGCCATCAATGTATCCTAAGTTTGAACCTATTATTTAGGTTTCTTGATTATACGTTGATACTTACGATCCCACTTGGCAATCTGCTGAATGATTTTAGGAATGGCTTCGTTGTTACGGTAGTCGTAACTAAAGGTCTTTAGAAAGTAGTGTAGAGTCTTGGAATCTCTACGGAATTTAGATCTAGCTAGTAGGTCTGATACTGACACGTTCGGTCTAAACATCTTATAGTCTAGCCAGACGCAATGCGCATAGGCTTGAATCTCATCAAACTCAGATAGGTATCTGCGCTCTTCGTCGATTCTATTATGACCAATCTTTTTATAGGGGACAACGTAGTTGCTCCACTCGTCGTCTCGGCGATCATACTGCATGAAGTGAACTAACTCATGCATCAGAACTTGGATCATCTTATACTTGAAACGGCTCCAAGTGTCTGGTGTGAAGTTGAATGTATTGTAGTTATTACAGTGTACAAAGATTACACACTGTCGCTCATCTGGAGCGTATTCGCCACCTACGGCAACATAGGACTTATAGACTTTAGCGGTAGACTTTTGTGGCATAAACACAACACGTGTTCGCCACTTCTTAAAGTAATTGGAGAGACCCTTAGCGTCATTTTCATAACGGTCTAGGTCTCTCCAAACTTTTGAGGGTATGAGTTTAGCTCTGAATGGACGCTCAACGAAATTAAGCATATCCAGCCAGTCGAATTGGGCTTCTTCTAGGAATCTCATATTCTCCCAGAAGACTCTGGCTTACACGACTAGGTGTTTCTCCAAGAACGCCAGAACCTTCGCTTGCTCCTCTAAGTTAGTATTTGCAAACTCAGTAATATAGGACATCAAGTCAAAGTTAGATAACAGGTTACTATATTTAGTCTCCCTGCCCTTTAGGAAAGTCTCAGACTGGTCGGAGCCACGATCCTTATATCGTTGTTCCAGCATATCCTTTGGAACCTTTAGGAATACTACCTGAAGATCTACATCCTTGAGATCCATACACATCTCTAGGAAAGACTGGTTGAAGATACGGTCGCCTTCGAACAGTACGTTGGAAGTGGTTTCCTTAACGAACTCAGTAGCTACAGGCTGCACTGCCATAGAAAGTCGGTCAGTTCCAGCGAAAGTCTCTCCATCCTCGTACTTACCAAGAACATAGAGGTCTAGTTCTTTACAGTAAAGAGCAGGGAGCATCTTCTTGGGCTCAACCTTCTCCCAAGTATGTCCTTCCATAAATTTACGGAACAAAGTGGTCTTACCAGTTCCAGGGCTACCACCAACAGCAATTAGTTTTCTCATGTAAACATCTCCAATCCAATCATTTGAGGTTGCTCGTCTTCGAACATCCACTCCAAGTTTTCCATTTTACCTGATCTAAGGAAGTTAGGAAACTTTTCTTTGTCGATACCTTTCTTGTGATCCAAGCGCAGGTCAATCGTTTCATTTCGTGCTTGCCACATAACATCCCAGTCAATACCATACCATCCATCAGACTCGCATTGTTGAATCTCTTCACACTGACGATCTAGGTAGTAACCAAGGTAACGACCATGACGCTCACGGAAGATCTTCTTAAACGAACACAAGCAAGTCTCCATCGTAAAGAAGTCAGCCGAGTGGGCTACATCTGGGAAACGCTGTTTGACTTCTTCAAGAATACTTCTGCCATGGTCTTCAAGTCGTTGATACTCCAGTGTAGTGAGTTTTCTATCATAATCGTCATCTTGCCCAACGGCATAAAGTAGTCCATTACGATGAGAGCGAGAGCCATCATAATCGTCCAGCATAAGACTAGTGGGCTCAATAGCAATACCAGCAGTGTGCTTAAGATGCTGCATGTAGAACCAAGTGCTATAACGCCCAAATTTATGCAAGCTGCCCTTAAGAGTATCCCACAGTCTTGTAAAGTTCTGTTGTTCATTGTCACCATAATATGACTCCAGTCTTTCACGTTGAGTTTTGTCGCCGATAAAATCTTGATACGAAGCGAACATGGTAGGCAAATGCCCTTTGTTCCATTTCGTATCTGTCTGGTAACGCAGTCGCTTGTAGTTGGCTGTGTTCCATGTTGTCATTCTATCTACGGTTGCTAACTCGAAGTCTGGGAATTCGTTCATCAGAACCCAAGCAGTTGGTAGGTAGTAGGTGTTACCATAAAGCCAACAGAACCACAGTCTCTGTTCATCATTATGTTCGTAACGCTTGTTTAGATAGTTCGTAGCCCACACCGCAGGGTCGCAGTCATCATACTTTAGTGACCACGCATACCAGCGGATAAAGGCTTCACGTCGATTTTCTTTTAGTCGATAGTCCATCAAATCTTAACTTTGGTTTGTTTCTTGAATGAGTTCAATACTACATATTTGATCTTACAGTCAGGATGCACTCGCTTCATAGCCTTCTTCAATTTCTTCTCTGACTCAGCCCAACGCTCGTAGTCACCGATGCCTGCATGGTGTGTAATAATAACACCTTTCCAAACATCCATCTCACCAGTCTTGTTAAGAATAGCACCCAACCCTGCGTTGTAGATAGAGCCAGAGGTGACGCTAACTACAGCCATCTTAGGATCTTTGTCAGTAATCTGACGAATAAGCGCATCCAAATCTGGCTTGGAATAAGTTTGGAAGTTCAAGTCAGCGTGAGCAGCATCAGTCTTGATACGTTCAATAGCTGACTTCAAGTTTGCGGAGATCTGGCTTTTAGTCCACTGAGGATAAAGAATCTCTTCACAGGTAGTCTTGAACTTCTCGCTAGTCAGATTCTTGAAGTCAGTATCACCATCTCTAAGGTTGCGAGAATAAAGGTTAATGATAGCAC